GTCCAGCTCTGGTGAAGATGTTGTCATCCCTTTTGACAAGGATGGCAATGACCTTGGGTGGTTCTACCTGATCTATGACAACGGTTCTGAAGGCGACCCGATGGTCCTGATTAGCGATCTGGTGGCCAACTCTTTCTGCGAAGGGATCTACAACAAGGTCTGCGAGCAGCTCGCTGTTTAACTTAATCATTCAACGCCCCCCGAGGGGGGCAATCAAAGGGGAAGTACATGAAAGCAATCACTTTATGCAAGCACATCAACAAGGCGTTCCCAAAGGCTAACGCTGTGACCTACGATGAGTTTACCGGGGAAGAGAAGGTGGACAAGCACCGCATCTGGTTTCGTTGCGAGGGTGAGTGTGCCCCTGATGGAATGCCGCTGCACGACTACTGGCAGGAGTGGCATCCTACCGGGTTCCACCCAAAGCTGCAGAAGCTGGTGGAGAAGCATGGGTTCTACCTTGAGAACCAAGATGCCGGGACCATGATGGCCTGCAGTTTGGACTGGTAAAATTATTTTGCTTAGGGGGGTTGCATGGTAACCGTTACTGTATTATCATGAAGCCTCACTAACGCAATAAGTAAGGGGAAGGACATGAAAGACTTTAACGACTGGGACGATAAGTTTGAAGATGAAATTGATCATTTAAAGTGGTTGGCAGAACATACGGCTTCACCTGATCGACAGGCTGAAAAAGTTGTTACACAACTGTTTGATTGGCTTTGTGAAGATCGTTTGTTACGCAGCTGGTGTTTCGATACTGCCAGCAATAGATATATGCAAAGAAAATATGAAGTTATTGTGAGCAATATCAAAGCTAACGATTTATGCGACAAGCCATACTATAAAGACATTTACGAACTCTAATCTAACCGCCCCCTACGGGGGGCAATCAAAAACCAAGGGGAAAGACATGAAAGATATTTTTGAAAGCGTAATTGCACAGGCACCGGCTGATTGGGATAATGACCTGATGAGCCTGTCAGATGAGCTGAAGGATCTTGCGGTCTATAGCTGGTTTCAGGCGAAGCCTAGCTGGATTGAGGACTTTCTGCCCGAGGCTGTGTTTGACCTCAAGAAAACAATGATCAAGGCTTTGTATGAAGACCCTGATAACTTTGAGAAAATCCTGAACAGGCGGCGCTACATTTACAGCGTTAAACACGACATCGCTGAGGAGGGCAATGAAGATGTCTTTTACCACTGTGCGGCTCTGGGTGATTTTCAAGCTGTGTGTGCTAATGCTCATAATTTTATTAGCAATGAGCGCATTAGCTTTGCAGATATGTATAAGGAGCTCATCTATCTTGAGCTTGAAGCTACTCTCCGTGACAAACTCTTTGAGGCCCAAGGTCTTGAAGAGAGCCACGGCTGTGATGTTATTTAACCGGAGGATGTATGAAAAATTTAAGTCAGAATGATCGCGTGATTGAGTTTCTTGAGGGGGGTGGTGCTCTTACCACCCTGAACGCTTGGCAGGAGCTGGGGGTAAGTAGGCTGGCTGCAAGGGTTTATGACCTGCGCTGCATGGGCCACAAAATCACTTCCACTCAGGTCCCGGTTTACAACCAGTTTGATGAGAAGTGCATGGTTGCTGAATACACGCTGGAGGTGCCAAATGGGTAAGGGATCAGCGCCCCGTCCAATGCCGGACAAAGAGACTTTTGACAAAAACTTTGACGCAGTCTTCAACAGCGGTCCAAAGCCAAAGGCCCAGATCATGCGAGAGATGCGAAAGCGCAGAAATAACGAGGGTTTGACCGAGCTGCACCTCTGGGTAACCCCGCAGCAAAAGCTGGCTATTGAAGCCATACTGGAGGCAGATACAGCACCATTGCGCCAGTGACTAACTGGTGTACAATATAGCCACGGAGGGCTACCCCGATGATTGATTACCTAAAAGATTTTTTTAAGACCCGCAGAGGCAAGCCATTGCCTCGTCACATGGTTATCCCAGACACCCAGACAAAGCCGGGTCAGTCTTGGGACCATCTCCGCTGGGCAGGAATGTATGCCGCCAAAACAAAACCAGACGTTATTGTTCACATAGGGGACCACTGGGACTTCCCCTCGCTGTCTCAGCACGACGCTAAGGGCAGTAAGTCTTTTGAGGGGCGCAGATATGTCGAGGACGTTAACGCTGGTATAAACGCAATGAGAGCCTTCCTAGACCCCATCAGGGAGGAGCAGGCCAAACTAAAGCACGACAAAAAGAAGCAGTGGAACCCTCGGCTGGTGTTTACCATTGGCAACCATGAGTACCGCATAGAGCGAGCTCTGGATGCTGACGTTAAGCTAGAGGGCCTGATGAGCTATGACGACTTGATGCTCAAGGAGATGGGCTGGGAGGTTTATGACTTCCTGAAGCCCGTAGTGATTGATGGCGTGTGTTATGCCCACTACCATTGCTCAGGTGTGATGGGGCGCCCTGTGTCGAGCCCTGACCTAATGCTCAAAAAGCTCCACATGTCTACCGTGATGGGCCACGTTCAGGATCGGGCGATAGCCTTTAACAAGCGAGCCGATGGTAAGAGATTGACCGGGATATTCGCAGGGATCTTTTACACGCATGCCGAGGAGTACCTTAACTACCAGACTAACAATAGCTGGCGTGGTATCTGGATGCTCAACGAGGTTCAGGACGGTGAGTTTGACGAGATGCCTATCAGCCTAGACTACCTAGCTAGGACCTATATGGAGGATGAAGATGAGCGCACTGGATAAGCAGGAGGGTGGCAGCCACTACAAGCTGGCCATACAGCCCATAGAGTATATTGCAGCGAATGAGCTCGACTATTTTCAGGGCAACGTGATTAAGTACATCACCCGGCACAAGGGTAAGAACGGAGCAGAGGACGTCAAGAAGGCCATCCACTACTGTGAGCTCCTGTTGCACTATCAGTACAGTGACGAGATTTACGACTAATGGCCAAGATCCACTTCTTAAAAAAGCCGGACAACACATCATCAAGTATGACCTTGACCAGAGTGTTCTGTGATGACTGTGGCACCGGGCTGCAGTATTGGCTAAGTCAGGAGGAGGACACAGCATATGGACTCTGCCCTGCTTGCCATCTGGGGGCGCCAGTAGAGGTTAGCTGGTCCGAGCAGATACAAGATGACCAATAGTGTTATAATCGAGCCATGAGCAAATTTATCATTGGCAGTGACCTTAACGATGCGGACCTCGAGCTGGTGCAGGACTTAGCTCAGGCGCTGTATGACCGCGATCAGTTACTGCTTGATGATGTGATACACCTAAGTAGACAACGACTGGAGAGGGCCTGTAGATGCTTCCAGAGCCCTTGTATATGTGAAGAATGAGACCAACAATATTTAATGATGAACTAGCGAGCACCATTTGCAGACGATTAGCCTTGGGCGAGAGCGCCCGGCAGATCTGTCGTGATGACTCAATGCCAGCACTCAGCACGTTAATGAAGTGGGTAACGGACAGTGACAAGAAAGACTTTTCGGAGCAGTACGCGAGAGCTCGGGATTGTCAGGCTGACTTTTACGCTGATGAGATTGTAGACATTGCAGATGAGCTATCCGAAGACGCTGACAGCAATGCGATCCAACGCGCTAAACTCCGAGTAGACTCCCGCAAGTGGAAGGTTGCCCGGATGTCTCCCAGAAAGTACGGGGACAAGTCGCAGGTTGACCATGTGAGCAGTGACTACTCCATGCAGCCTACCCATGTGACCTTGGTCGCTGAGCCCTTCCCTGATGACCAAGACGTCCACTAAGGCTGAGATACGCCTACCACCTAAGATAGTCTCGATCTTTGAAGGGTCCGCCAGATACCGGGGAGCCTATGGGGGTCGTGGGTCAGGCAAGACCAGATCGTTTGCCCTGATGACTGCAGTGCGTGGTTACCAGTGGGGGATGGCAGGCAAGAGTGGCCAGATCCTCTGTGCCCGTGAGCACCTCAACTCTCTCGATGAGTCTAGCCTTGAAGAGATCAAGTCAGCTATCCGCAGCGTGGATTGGCTCAATTCCTATTACGAGATTGGTGAGAAGTTTGTCAGGTCCCGTGATGGCCGTATCAACTATGTTTTTGCCGGTCTAAGGCGAAACCTCGACAGCATCAAGTCAAAGGCTAGAATCATTCTAGCGTGGGTAGACGAGGCTGAGGGGGTGTCTGACAGCGCATGGCAGAAGCTAATACCAACTGTCCGGGAAGAGGACTCAGAGATCTGGGTAACGTGGAACCCGGAAACCAAGCGCTCAGCAACGCACAGGCGATTCAGGCTAGACCCTCCAGAGGACAGCAAGATCATCCAGATGAACTGGGAGGACAATCCCTACTTCCCTGATGTGCTGGACAAAGAGCGCAAGGATGACAAGGCTAAGCGCCCAGACCTGTATGACCATATCTGGAATGGCGACATGCTGATCCATGCTGATGGTGCGTTCTATGCGGAAGAGATGCGTGCAGTTAACAACGAAGGCCGTCTTGGCGAGGTGCC